TTTTACCTATCATATTATCTATAATAGGACAGCAACCAAAAATAAATGCAGGTTGCCCATCAATCATAACAGTAAAACTTTCACCATTTGGTTCTCTAATACCTGCCATCAAAGCACGAAATGGAGTAGCACCATGTATCATGCACTCACGAACATCTGCATCTCTCATATTATTTTGCAGATAATTTAAATGTTTGATATGTGATTTAACTATAGGGTATCCATCATAGATACCCTCACCATTAAATTCTCTTGAAGCCATCAGTTATTTCTTGAACATATGCCTGATCTCTTCTTGCAGGATCATAGTATCTTGGATCTCGCATCTTAGCCATAAGATCTTCTCTAGTAAGTTTAGATGGTGATGATGCTTGAGCATTTGGTGCTGTTTGTTGCAATGATCTTTGTATAAGTTCTAATGCTTTAATACCTTCAGCACTTGTACCTAGCTCTGCAACAGCATCTTTTAATTCATCTGGAAAAAACTTCTGTACAAATAAATTTGCAGCTTCCACTCTTGAGTTTGCATTATCTCCTAAATCTTTTTTCACTTGCTCAAGATCAGGTTGATAAGCACCATTATGTTCTGCCCATTTAGTAATACCTTCATTAAACTCTTCTTGTGATAAACCATTATCCCAAGAATAATCTGCCCACCATTTTAATAATGGATTAGTTGCGGCTTCACCTTCATCAAGTATCTCAGGTATTTGATAGTCACCTGCACTAGCAGGTCTATTAGCATAGGCTTCTGTTTCAAGTTCCTGCAAGACTTCACTCTTTACATCTTCTCTGCTTTTGCCAAGTTTAGATGCAAGTTCATCATATGATTTTTGTAAGTCCTCTCCAGTTTCAAACTTTTCATTTAACCAAGATGGTCTAGTTGGTTCAGCTACAGACTCAACATTTGTGGGAGGCACACTTGTTTCGGTTGGGGTTTCTGTAGCTGATTCTGTTGGTGTAGCTTGTTCTTCACTCATTTCTTTATCCTTTGTGCATGATTGATTCTTTTAACTATTAAAGCTACTAAGTATCGTTGCCCTTCCAAATGCCTAAGTTCTGCATCTGAAATGTTAGCACCACTTACTGCTTCAATAGTTATTGACTTTAAATACTGTAACATCTCCAAACCATTTGGAGTTTTGAATACTGATTCTATGACTTTGGAAATTTGTTCGTCTTGTTCTTTGGGTCTAGGGTATCCGTCAACCCCCAAGTGTTGCGGCATTTGGTAGTTCTCCTTGTTGTTGCATCTGTTGCATTTGCTGTGCCATCTGTACTAGTTGCTGTCTTTCATCTGCATCTCTAATTAAATTATCAGGCACACCAAACTTTTTTGCTAAATAGAGTGCAGTTTCTTCTGATGATATCAGAATATTTAATATCTCAGGACCGAATGATCCTGCCACAGTTTGTAGGAAACGATTAAGAGAAACAATATCTTGATTGCTTTGTGCTTGTGCTAGGGGAGAAACACTACGAATTTTAACTTCCCTACCATTGACTGTCGGCATTTCTATTCGACCCTGCTTTTGTAATATGTAGATAACTCTTTGTAATAATGGTTGCACCATTTCAGATTGCAATCTACCAAAAGCTGATCCTATCTTTCTTGATAAATCTGCCATACGTTCTGCAACCTCTGTAGCTGATGCAGGTGTTCTATTAGGATCACCTAACATATCATTATACAAAGCTCTCTTTATATTATTCCTCATATCATTTAAAACTAAATTAGCTACATCAAAAGAACCTGCCGCTCTTATGGGTTGTAATCCTTGTGAGTTTGGTGCTTTTGGAATGACTGTGCCGGGGACTAAGTTTATTGTATCAACATTAATAACACCATCATCATCTATCTGATAGATACCTGATATAGCCATCTGTGCATTTTCTAAAATCATTTCTATAGTTAAATTACAAGTTTTGATTGCACTTAGTGCATTTAACGCAGGACCTCTTCCATATATCTCACCACTTGCTTTACTCCATCTAAATGCAATAAATGGGTTTGAACCTACACCTTTATAGATTTCAGACATAAACATTTCTTTATGTCCTTGATCTATTATATAATATCCATATTTTTCTTCATTAGGATCATCATATAACTTACAAGATATCTCTAAAATTTTTCTTTTAGCATCAGGGTTTCTTGTCATATCTTCTAACATTTGTGGTGTAAATACAGCATTAGGATATGCAACCATTAGATCTTCATTTTTAATATGACGTTCTCTATAAATATGATCTACCTTACCATCAGGTCCAGTATCTAAAACTACATGAGGCAAGGGTATAGATTGAAATCTTATAGGATTAACTGCATCACCTTCCATAATACAAAGAACAGCAGTGCCAAGTGCAAGGTCTATAAAACACTCATGTATTTCTTGTGCAAAATTTGAGGTTTGTAATATCTCAAACACATAATCAGTTACTTGATCTAGTGCATTATTTATATCATCTTTTTCTTCTTCAGGTACTTCTTGACCAGTAACAAAGTCTGCCCATCTAGCAAAGTTCGGTGTTAGTCCTGATTGTAATCTTGATGCAAATTCTTGAATACCAACAACTGCTGTTTCATCAAATATTCTATCATCTCGTCTTTCACCAACTGTTACAGTTTTAAAACCTTGACGTTGTGGCAAACAGAAATCAAATATTTCGTCATAAACATCTTCAAAATGTAATCTATGAGCCTTTGCTTTCTCATAGTTTTGAAGTAATTTTTCTACAGTCTTTTCATTCATTACATATCGTATTCGTTGTAGAAACCTATGCCACCACCTGAACCTCGTAGCAATGATCTTCTACCACTACCTTTTCTTTTTGCAGTAATATTTTCTTCAAGCACTTCTTGTCTAGCATCTGCTCTCTTAGCTGTTTCAACTTCTTTTTGAGCATCTCTTTCCATCTCTGCTTCTTTTTCTTCTTTAGTTGGAGGTGGAGGACTTGAACGACCACTAGGTAAACACATTAGACTCTCCTTACATTCTTGCCCATAAGCCTACTCGTCTTTGAGGTTTCGCTCTGCGATTAAAGACATCATAATCTACTCTAGCATTAAATGTTTCTATTTTTTTATTCATGCCTAGTACCTGCCTTCCTTCACCTGAACCCAACATCAAATACTGTAAAGCATCATGGATATGTGAGTATCGATCTTTCAGAGGTTTATCTTCATATCGTTCTCCTGACACCTGAAGTCTACGATATTGATAACCCCCCTCAAACCCTTTTACCAATTCTTTGCACCTAAAGTCAATTAAAATCCCTGATAAGCCATCTACCATTCTATTTAAAACAGATGCCACAGACTCTATCCGTAACGCAACATCATTACTTTGCGTTGGTCTAGCAGTTAATCCTGCACCTCGTAATATCTGAAAAGGAGTAGATTCGTCTGTTTGAGATCTAAAATCACCTGCTGGGTCACCATAAATATGCACTTCACAATTTGCATATCGTGTTGCTATTTCAGCACGAAGTAACTCTGCAAATCTTACAACTCCCATATCAAAAGCTACAATCTCTTGTAATATGTTCCATCTGCCTCTAACCTTTTGACCAAAGACTGCGGCAGGTGTAAGACCAAAATCTAATCCTATATATACTGGCACACCATCTGCTACTGGTATTTCTTCTTTTGCAACATGAGTATCAGCTACAAACATATTATAAACTGGCTTACCATCTTGAATACTACCAAGCCTATTCATAACATAAACATCAATCCAAGATTTTGTTTTACCTTGTACTAAGTTAGGATAATATGACTCTAATATATTTTTGCTATTCTCTGCTTTTTTATTTGGCTTATAACCAGTTACAACACCATCATCATCTTTCTCTTCTATCATTCCACTAGGCTGTGTAAAGAACTGCCAGTTATCAGGCTTAATCAACATACGACTTTCTTCCAAAGTAATATGGTCTGGCACTGGAACTTCACCTGACATAATTGACCACCAGTGATCTTCTTCAGGACTATTAGTATCACAGATAACACCTGACCATGTAGCACCACCATCTTTTACACTAGGATATCTGCCAACTCTCATAGTACAAGCATCAATAATAGACTTAGGTATTTCTCTAGCCTCATTTACCCATACCCCAGTAAGTTCAAGTGATAATAATTTTTTAACATCTTCAGGTCTATCAAGAGCAAGAAAGATAACTTCCATCTCAAGATCACCTGCTGTAATCATATGTGTATATGGCACAGACCATGCAAACTTACCCCAATCTTGTTCAGGAAACCAATCAAGCCAAGTCTTAATAGTTGTTGTTCTAAGTTGTGGATTAGTATTTCTTATGATTGCCCATCTACTTTTTCTCTTA